GTTCAACAGTCGTGTGGTCTTCCATGGCTTGCCCATAAGAGAGGTACTACACCCCACCTACTTAATGCTCAAAGTTCTTTCTTCTTGCGGGCTTCGTCAATGACCTGCTTCATGTGGCCGAGACCACGAGAGCCGACGACCAACCATTTGACCTGGGCAATGACGCCAGCCAAGCGGAAGTCCTTGTAGTGGCGAGCGGCCCACGCCTCACGCAGGCGCACAGCCTTCTCGTCGGTTGGAGTCTTGACCCCTGTGCTCTTGACCTTGCGGAGTCTGTTGAACTGGGTGTTGCCGAGGGTGTTGCCTCCCTTTCGCCAAATGTCGGGGTGTTCCTCTCTCAATTTGAGGGCATAGGCCAGTGGGAACTGTGTGTACTCGCTATTGGCCAGACTAACCTTGTCGTCGCCACCACGCTTGGGGAAGTTCGTCTTGGGTGCCTTCTCGTCGTAGTCAAACGACTTCGTGGATTGGGGATGGCCCTTCGGGAGCAGGTCTGTATCGTGCTTCCCACTTCGGAACCTGCCGTTGCGGAGCACATAGAGGAATGAGTTCACCCGTGCATAGGCCCACTGGTCCGCTGAGGAGACCGTGGGGCGCACCGAGCCAGGGTTGGTATTGTAGGCACCGACGCCACGCTTGAACACAGCCACGAGCGTGCGTGTGCTGGTTTTCTTGGTAGCGGCGTCATGCTTCTCGTTGTGTTTCTTCGCCTTCTCAGCCAGTGCCTTCTTGACGGATGCTGAGACGGATGGTGCTTTTTCAATCATGTTATGAACCTCGGTAGGGACTTCGCCACTGCCCTGTCCAGTACCAATTTTGCATCTCGCTGAAAGTGTCGGGATGCGTAGCGGACTGCTGGGCGAATGTATGGTTTGGGTGGGAACGGAGCGAACGATACTCGCCCGAACTCAACGACGAGGGCGTATCGTATTCGGCTATTCCCGAACCTGACCTCAACCCCCTTACGGTCTTGCGAGCGAGCGACTCTCCCCGATGCTCTGAGGGCACCGGTTCTGACTGGGACCAATTGCTGTGCCTTCTTGAGAATCTTCTCAGCCATGGCGTTCTGCATGTCAATGCTACCCTGGCGGTCCATGTAGGCCCCAAGATACTCAAATGAACGCCCTATGCGGTTGAACACTCCAGCGTTGGTCGTGACTTTCACCTTAGAAGACCTCCCAAGGTACCTCTAAGGCTTCTTCTCGGTCTTCGGGCGGTATAGGTGCCTCTTCCTCATTGTCGTCCGTTGTAGGGGTGCTCTCGTCGTTTTCCTCGGCGGCGGCTTCGGCCCCTTGGTTGATTGACAATTTTGGTGAGACAAAGAATGGGTCGTCAGCCTTCTCGTCGGAAAGCATCTCGTAACCGAGCATCATCCTGGCCTCGTTGACCGTTATGACACCCTCTTGCCTAAGGGCGGCAATAGCCTGCCCCTGTGCACGAATGACTTCGGCCATGACCTTCTCCTTGGATGGACGAATGGTGTTGAACTTGAACACGAAGTCGCTGATGCCGAGAATGGGGAGCACTCGGTGGTTAATCATGGACGCTATGCGGTAGTGGTAGGACTCCACCACATCGTACCACGCCTCTAATTGGGACTCGGGATTGCTCATTTTGCCTGTTTGAACCCACCCTAATTTCATTGGTGGGATGCCGAATACAGCACAGATTTCCTCTCGGTAGTAGTAGAGGAGGTCAAGGTGTTGACCATCCTTGATTGAGTCAATCAGCCGGTGCGTCTGGAAGCCTGTGCCTCCGTTGACTGCGACAAGGCCGAATGGTGACTTGCCGGTACTCAATTGCTGTTCCAGCATGGCCAGCATGGTCTTCATCTCGCTGTTGCTAATGTCGCCGACATTGAGAATGGTCTTGGGTAGCGTCCCAGTGAACTGTTCGTTGATGTAATTTGACAGGTTCAATTGACCTGCTATGGTCTGCAATAGGGGGACGATGGGGGAAGTTCCGTAGCCACGACCCTGCTTGTATTTGCTGATGTGGAGCACCTTGTTGGACGCAAACCTGCGAGTCATTTCATTGATTTTCTGGACATACGCCATTTCAGGAGGCTCGGGCAGTCGCTCGTTTGGGATGATTTCCATTGTATCGGCTGGTATGTTCCAGAGCGAGACAAGGTTGCCTCCAAACACCCAGTCTGTACCCTCGTCGTCAGACTTGTCGGCACTGCCGTCCATTTCAAGGTAAGCGTCACCAAAGAGAGCCAGGTCGTACACGAGGGTCTCCAGCCACTCGTTCCCCATGTCGTCGGGGTTGGGCATAGAGAAGAACATGTTGAGTCGTTGAAGGTCGGCTGGGTTGCCCTGTTCCACACCCTCAGCAAGGTCAAACCTGTACCCGTTGCCGAGTACATCGTCTACGGTGCGTCGGATGATAGCGGCAATGACCTCGGACTTCATGCTTATGTCACGAATCACACGAGGGTCAACCAATTGGTGAGCGCCTCCGGTCTTCTTGCCGGTTCGCTTGTCCACTGTGGTACTGTGGCCTATCCGAGACAGTGAGGCGAGGGCTTTCATGTCCAGTTCATCGGACTGAGAATCCTTGCTACGACGGCGAAAGAATCCACGACGCTTGCGCTCGGCCATGACCTTCACTTAGGCCACAGGTTCTAAACACTGTCGGCTCAGGGCCAATAGACGCAGGGGCTTGAGTATTCGTTTTTCTGTTCCCATTCACGGAACGCTTCTTCTGTTGAAATGACCGTAGCCCATCCGTCCGCATTGTCTTTAATGCTACATGGATAACCCCATGTCATATCTGCAATAAACAAACATGCTTCGGTTATATTCATCTTTCTTTGCTCTCTCTTGTTCGCCATGTTATAGCCTATGGGTCTCCCCTATATAACTGTATCGCCTATTCTTCTGTTAAAGCGGCGGCGTTCATTCCTCATCGGAGGGCAGTGGAGTAGACCTGGAGGCGCCAATGCTTTTCTTAGCCTCTCGCTCCATCACCATTTCATGGTCATGTTGAGCGGCGGCCCGAGCCAGTTCGTGGTCAGTGCGTGCGGCCAGCATTTTCAGTTCCGCTTCGGCATGAGGAGTCATGTTCTGAATATCGTTCGCTGTCTCCTGTTTGAACAGGTCAAGTACATTTGTGATAATGAGTAGCGCTGGACCCCCGACAATACCTATGACTGTCAATTGGTTCTCGGTGATTTCAACACCGTCTACTACGGAGCGCCATACGGCGAGAGAGGCGAATGCAACCCAGGCCAGGACGATTGGAACCGATACGAACCAAAAGAGCCTCTTCGTGCTTGACTGCTTCGCCATGTTTCCATCTAAGGTGAGAGGCGGTTCATAACGCCAGCGGTATTCCGCAGGCGGCGGCGACGATTCCAGCGGCGGCGACAACCAACCTCGTGACTCCCGTCTTGATGTGGGCGTCAATGTCGTCCTTGAACTCCTTGAGGTCTTCAATGTCACGGCGTTGCTCCGCTTGCTCCGCCTTAATGTCTTGAATGTCCTCAGCAATGTGAGCGAGGTGGTTATCACGAATCGTGACCACATCGTCTCGCAAGCCCTTAACCATCTCAAGAAGGACCGCATCAGCGTTCGCCATGATGGGAATGTCCTAAGCACACGGTTTATGAGCGATACGACGGCCCAAATGAAAATAGGGAGTATCAATATAGGTAGCAAAAGACTATATACCCCCCACTCATAGGCACTTATGCTCCGAAGGTCCTCATCTCAGGAACACCGCCACCGTCGCCAATTTCAATCGCCAGGCGGGCATACAGTAGGGCGTGGAATGCGTGGTCGTCGCCGTCTCGTCCGTACTTGGTCAGGGTTTGACCTCGCACCGGTCGGAAGTTCTTCTCATCGGTCTCAGCGGAACTCGTCAGGGCGCACCATTCGTGGGCCACCCACGCCAGTGAGTCGTCACCGTAGGGTAGACTGACCTGCTTGTTCTTGATGGCCTCCACGGTCTGCTCTACATAGGTTGTACGGTCCACGACACACATGAAAATGAGGTTGCGGTTGTTGTCCCGTTTCTTGTACTCGTAGGGCCTCATTGGCCGAGACGAATAGTAGCACGAGCGTACACGGTCTCCGAACTCCTCTTGCAGTTCCTTGACCTGCCGAGCGCCGTACCCTATGTCCGCCACTACCTGTACGCAGTTATAGTCGCTAATCATCTGTTTGAGAATCTCTACCTCGTCGCCCTCTCCCGTTTCACGGCTGTTCAATTTGACTGCCTGGAGGATATTGGACTGCGCGTCGGTGATAACCACGGTGGTCTCCCTACCCCAGTCAATACCCATGAAGGTCTCATTGGGGGGAGCGACGCCACGAACCACTTCGCGTTCGCGGTCAAATGTCGGGAGCACCTCGTCAAATGTCAGCGGCTTGGTGGACCCAGCGAAGAACTCGCCGAGCACTTCGTTGGCGAATCGGCGAGGGGCGTAGGTCTCCTTCTTTTGGGCTATGTCCTTCGCTGTAATGTCGGGGTGCATCTCCTGTGAAATGTGGTACCCTATGATGTTGGCTTTGCTACCAGGACCGTGTACCCACGCTCTCTCCTCGCTGTCCCATTCGCCCTTCGTGGACTTTTCCCATAACTTCCAGAACTCGGACCCTTGCTCACGGGCTGTACCCGATATGACGACCCACTTGTAGTCCGATTGAGCGAGCATTTCAATCAGCATCGGGAGTACATCACCGTCGCTGTCTTGGTACTCGTCAATGCAACAGAGGTCAGCCTCAATACCCAGCAATGCGTGGGCGTCACCCCAGTTAGAATAGGCGTAAAGGTGGTTGAGGGTCTTGGCCCCCACATCAAAGGTTTGGTGGCTCACAGACGACTTCAAACGGGCCTTCATGAGGGTGCCGTTGTTGATGGAACCCATCATAGCACCGTTGAGCCGCTCCTCAACGAATCGTGTCACCTGTGGCTGTCGTGGAGCCGTGTAGACGGCGTTGAAGTACGGTATGTTCATCAGGCCATAGAGGAGGAGGTTGCATATCGTCTCGGTCTTCTCCACCTTGCGAGAGCACTTGAGTACGACCATCTTGGTAGTCTCGCTCTTTTCAAGCGCTCCGAAGTGCCTGTAAATCTCTGTCAGGTAATCCCGACCGTCCAACCGGAACGGCTTGCCGTCAATCGTGCGGAAGTAGCACGACCAGCGGTCAGGGTACAGAGCAATTTCACGCGCCTGCTCGGCCGTCAACCGTCCGGTCTCCCCTTCCGCCATGGTTCCCCATGAGGGGCGGGGTTTGAAACAGTTCCGCCGTTCAGTAGAGACCATTGACGCTGAACTTGTAGGCGAACTGTGAGCAAGCGTCGGACACTGCTTTCAGGTCTATTGGGACGCCTGCACGGGTGTACTGTGGAATACATGAAAGCAAATGCCTGCGGTCGTCATAGAGGAACTGGTTCTTGCTTGCCTTTCGGGCACCCGTCGTGGTTGCTGTCAGGTATGCAACGCCGTCACTATTGACACGAATGAGGGCCATTCCGTGACGGACGAGAATCTGTGCTTCGTTGGTTGAGACTCCTGAATCACCAGCGACTTGACTTGACCAGCAAATAATGTTGGTGTTCGTTCGTCGGTCCGTGAATACACTGTGGTACAGTGCACATAGGTAGTGTCGTCGGGCTTCGTGTATCGGGTTTTTGTCCGCCATGTTTAACCGTAGTAGGCTCCCCTATTAAAGACTTTCGGTCAAAGGTTCTGAGAGTAGTCGGAGGTCGGCTGGGCGAATCGGTGTCAAACACCAGAACACGCCGCACCCCAGTGGGCCTATTCTACCGCATAGGACGACCATGTTTGGCCAGGTGTCACCGTCGCCAAGCATCATCACATCAACGGGGCCACAGCGGCCACAGCCTAAGCACGAGGGTAGGGTTCCAACGGAGTTCACCTTGACCTCAGTGGTCTCAATGCCGAGTTCGTGGTTGCTTGGAGCGACAATGCTCCGAGGAACGGGTTGGTTCAACAGCCAGCGCGTCAAGCACTCACCCCAAGGACCCGTTTCTTGACCTTGTCCAGCATCCTCTGTTGCTTGGGGCTGAGAGGAATGCCCAC